TTCATCATCTTTTTGTACTTTTTTTGTGGCATTGTAATAGTAGCGGATTGCCATAATTCCAGATACAATAGCAACCAGTCCAGCTAGTAAAGTTACTATAGGCTGGATAGTGGTAATAGATACTATTGCACTTAATACGCTTAATCCAGCTCCAAAATCTGCCTGGCTGCTATTGTGTGTCATGGTTTAATCTTCTTTTTTTAGGTCCACTACTGGTGTCTCAATTTGAGGACCAGGATTCTGCTCTTGTTGTAACTTACCAAAAAACTCTAATAATGGCAAGCCAATCTCTGTAGGGATCTTGTTAATGAATGCTTTTAAATCTGCTAGATTTTGTTCTGATAATGTGATCATGGTATTATATTTTTTACAAATTTATGATTTATTCTCTAATGCTGATACTTTAGCAGAAAGTTCTTGGATTGATTTGGTTAATAATGCTACCATATTTGCGTAATAAAGTGCATCTGGTGTCTCATCATCTGCGTATTGCACAAATTCATTTAAACCTAATGCATCTATCTCCTCTGCTATTAATCCAGCAAATTGCTTATCTCCATCATTTTCACCTTTACCTTTATAGTAAACTGGTCGCATTTGCATAACCTCTGCTAATCCTTTATCGTAATCTTTTACATCTTTCTTATACTTAATTGAAGATGTAGAACGCTCAAAATATCCACTTGATGAAATTGCAACATTCGCACCACTTGCAGTAGTATTATTATAAGTTGTTAATGATTGTAAATATCCATCACCTCTTACTCTAAAATAAGTAGTAGAATCATCTGAACTATTTACAATTAATGCACTATTACTTGAACTTGTACCACCCCTTAAATAAAACCCATTAGAACCACCATTTATATGCATTTTAAACCCAGGGTCTGTAGTAGTTCCTATTAATAAATTACCCCCACTTGTAATACGCATTCTTTCGGTACCCCCATTTAGGAAACCTAATGAGTTAGTACCATTAATAAATCTGATAACTGCTTCAGCATTATTATTTGTATCTCCAAAGAATATATCAGCAGAATCATTGTCTGCTGCAATAATGCTAAATACTGCTTGACCAGATGTTCTGCTTATTTGTAATAATCTATCTGGACTACTTGTACCAATTCCTACATTACCATTACCATCTATTCTTAATCTTTCAACAATAGCAAAAGGAGATGCAGATTGTCTTGTTTCAATAGCAAAGTATGGGTTTTCTCCAGATATAACACCAGAAACCAAATTTGCTCTTGCACTGATGCTTCCAGCTTGTGTTATTCTTAATCTTGCTTGTTGTGATGTTCCAGCAACCGCTGGAGCAGATACTTCAACTAATTCAGCTGGAGTCGTTGTACCAATTCCTACTCTACCAGTAGAAACTAAAAATATCCCTTTTGTCCCATTATCAATACTTATACCAGCATCATTGGTCGCATTAAGATATGTTGATGCACCATTTGATACTAAAGCAAAGTTTGTATTACTTGGAGTTACTTGAGTAGAATAGATTGCTCCATATCCAGCACCAGCCGTAAAAGCACGAATGTTAAAACCTTGTGTGCCATCCCAAATTCTTGATGCTCCAGTAACTTCAAACTTATAGCTACCAGAAGGAGAGCCACCTATACCTATGTTATTAGATGCGTCTTGAAAAATACCATTTACATAATTTCCGGTCTTAAAAGTATTACCCATATTCTTTATCTATTAATAAGTGAGTTTATTGTTTGTTGTTGGTCTTGTAATTTGGTATTTAATTCTTGTATAGCTTTTACTAATACTGGAACTAATCTGTCATAATTTATAGATAATGGTTCTCCATCATTTAACCCATTATTATTTACTTTATTATCTGCTAAAGCAACAATCTCTGGTACTATTTCATACATTTCATCAGCTATAAATCCTAAATCTTCATAGTCATTTAATTTCCACTTATACTTTTTAGGTTGCATTTTTAATACACTATCTAAACCATATTCTAAATCAACAATATCTTTTTTAAAGATTCTTGCAGATGTATCAAATGTTACTAAACCAGTTCCAGAATTATATTTTAATGTACTATTACCAGCACCAGCAGTAACATTACCCATCCATAATTCTCCGTTAATATTAAGTTTTGCATTACTATTTAAAGGAGATGTAGAATTTATGCATACTGAACCTCCACTTGTAACACTTAGAAAATCCCCCACACCAGATATCCCCAATCTATAGTTATTATCTGTCCAAACTCCCCATTGCCATATACCGCTACTACCAGTTTTGCATTGATAAAGTGAAAACCAATTAGATGCTGTATTTTCAACAAGCATCCCATCAAAAACACCATTAACAGCAGCAGAAACATGTAATTTTCTAGTCGGACTAGCTGTGCCAATTCCGACATTACCACTATTATTTATTACTATACCTTGATCATTTGCACCTACCAATTGCACACCCCAAAAACCAGCAGCATTAATTTTAACTACGCTTTGACTATTTAATGTAACTAATGATAATGCATTATTACCATTAAGTCTAAATGCATTAGATGTAGAATTAAATATTGTCGCATCTACACTACTTGAAAATGTAGCAGCACCAGCAGAAGTTATTGATAATTTCAAAGATGCATCTAAAACTCCATTATATAACTCAAATGTACCAGTATTTGTAACTCTCATTGTTGCATTACCAGTCAATGTGCCACCATTCAATACTCTAAAATATGTACCAGAACTTGTATTATTTGTAGAAACTGCCTCTAGTCTTGTATCACCAGCACTATGAACAGATAATGCTTGATTAGGACTTGCAGTACCAATACCTACATTAGTTCCATTATCAAATATTAAGCTATTACCTAACACACCAGATGCAGTCCACTTAGAAATATAGTTAGTAGTACCACTACCACCGATACCACCACCAGTTACGGATACCACCGCTTGTACTATGTCATTAGCTTGACAAGCAGTAGCTAAAACAAATGTAGTGCCATTAGTAGCAGTAAACTCATTAGATGCTAATTTAGAGCCATTATAGAATACGGCTAATTGACCTATTGTATAGCCACCACTTACACTAAATGTAGTCTGGCCAGCAGTAGCAGTATAGTCTTGAGTATTAGTAGCATTTACATTTGGTGTAATAGTCCAGCTTCTATCTGCACTTAAATCATATGCAGTGCCATTAATAGTCAAAGTTCTAGTAGTAGGCACACCACCTAATCCACTCAAAGTATATGTAGGTACATTTAAAGTACCAGCGCTAAATGTAGCAGATCCACTTGATCCAGTAGTAGTCAATGTGATAGCATTTTGCTTACCATTGAATGTACTCCAATCTGTGCTACTTAAAGCACCAGTAGTAGATGAGCTAGCTAATCCTAGAGATAATTGCTGCGTACTTAAACTCAAACCATTAGCAGTACCAATAGTTACGGCAGCATGCCTAGCAGCAGTATTTGCAGCTACATCTGTATTCGCACTTACTCTAGCCTCTGTATAATATAAATTTGTACCCTCTGTTAAATTTGTAGTAGTCTTACCACTAAATGCAGTATCAAATCTTGCACTTGTATAGTATAAGTTTGTACCCTCTGTTAAGTTAGTAGTAGTCTTATTACCAAAAGCAGTATCAAATCTGCTTTGTGTATAATATAAATTTGTACCCTCTGCAAGATCAGTAGTGCTTTTACCACTAAATGCAGTATTGAATCTTGTAGCAGTATAATATAAATTTGTAGATCCCTCTGTAACTTGATCAGTATTATAGTCACCACTTTGCGCAGTTACTGCACCAGTTCTACTAAATACACTGCTTACACCAGTTACTAAAGATCCTATATTTCCGTTTAATTTTTGTATTGCAGTTAAGATGCTATCACTTGAACTGATCGTACCAGCACCGCTAGTATATCCAGTTAATGTAGATCCTATCGCTCTGGCATTTGTAAAGTATAAAGATCCGCTCTCTGCTACATCACTTGTAACTAAACTCACTGCACCAGTATAGCCATTCACAGAACTTACTGCATCTGTGTTATCTACTTTATCCCAGGTAGATCCATTAAATATGATCCAGTCACCCACTTTCCAATCTGTGATACCATTAATGTTAGTGCTACCAGCTACAGATACGATATAATAATATCCTTTTGTACCTACACTAGAGGTAATGCTAGGACTATTAGTACTTGCATTCCATGTACCCTGGTACATCACTCCACCTACTAAAGCACTGATCTGATTTTGCACCTTACCAAATGCGCCTAAAATAGTATCAGTATCTGCAATAGTTCCACCACCGCTTAAATTTAAACCAGTTAGGACCTTACCAGTCACTGCGCTATTAACCAAACTAGGATTAGCATATGTACCACTTAATTCACCGCCAGCAGCTATGCCACTGATCGTAGTTAAATAAGTATTTGTATCATAGCTGATCACACCAGCAGTAGATTTAACAAAGCCAGTGCCATTAAGAGCATCTTGCTTAGCTTTAAATGTATTATAGTCTGTACTTGTAAGTAAACCAGTAGTACCACTTGCAGCAGTAGGGATGGCAGTCTGAGATGCAGCAGTCACTAATCCTTTTGCATTCACTACGATAGTAGGCACATTTGTACCATTACCATATGATCCTACATTAGTATTCACATTCTTTAAAGTCAATGTAGTATCTGATCCAGTATTACCAGTACCAGTTACATCACCTATAAAGCTCAAAGCACCAGATGGAATAAATACTGCATCTGTAGTCACACTTGTAACTAAGCCTTTAGCATTTACAGAGATAACTGGGATAGCAGTAGATGATCCAAAAGTACCTACATTTGGATTCACATTTTTTAATGTTAAGCTAGTGCCAGATCCGATTACGGCAGCAGTGCCACCGCTAACATCCATATCACCACTTGATAAATTACCAAATGTCAAAGCAGACTGCTTATTATTAAATGTATTAAAATCTGTACTGCTTAAATATCCATTTGTAATAGTAGATGATTGTGTAATAGATAATGTTCTATTATCACTCAAATCACCGCCACCATTTAAAGGTGCAGTAGTGCTAATTGTTCTAGCACTTGTCACTGGTGTATAACCTAATAAAGTATCAATGGTAGCAGATTTCCATAAATTAGTAGCAGTATCTCTATATAACACTCCCTTATTAATGTATGGCAAAGGCGCTACATCATGTAATTCCTCAAGCTCATATCCATTCTGTACCTTAACATAAATTTTACCATGCTGAGCATGTGCATACTCTACATATCCTATCACTAACATATGATTAGGAGCAGATGGCTTTACATTTGTAATACCACCAGCTAAGCTAGGACTTAAATATAATACATCTCCATCTACCCATGTTTCACCCTGGAGAGATCCAGTTGTATTAATTTCTTTTACTTGTCCTAATATAGTGATAAAACCTTCTTGATTATTTGCTATAGTCTCAGTAACTATACCAATAGTATCTACGCTATTTAAATCATTATTTCCCTGAGCTAATTGTACTGCTAGTCTTTGGCCCTGGGCAGATGATATTCTCACCGCTTGATAATTAGCCTCTAATAAATCAGCACCAGTCTTATTCACCACCCTAGCTACCATCTCCTGGCCTACTTGTAAGGTAACATTACCACCCTTTAAGCCTAGGTCTAATGTACCATCTGTATTATTCCATCTCATCACACCCACACCAGCAGCGCCAGTAGGTGTCTGATCAAATGTAACTTGCCCAGCACTTATTTGATGCTCACCTAAATTAACATTTCCAGTAGCACCAGTATAAGGCACTTTAGCATCTAGCATAGCTTGAGTAGGAATAACATACCCACTTGTCAAGCTAAAAATACCACTAGCGCTAGAATACTCCATACCAGTTATATTCTCACTAATAGCTGCTCTTGATCTAGCATTAGTGTAGTATTGATTAATCAATCCCTCACCTACTTGATCAGTATTATAATCACCAGTCTGCGCAGTTACCACACCAGTTCTACCAAAAACACTAGTTACTGGATTATCTTCTGTGCTATTTACCCACGCTGATCCGTTATATTTTAATACTTGCCCACTTACTGGACTAGCAATAGTTACTCCGCTTAATTGATCTAATGTATAATCTCCCTCTGTAGCTACCACATTACCTACTCTACCAAATACTGAGTACACATTATTAGGCAATGGGTAAGCACCAGTCTGAGCTTGTATATTTACAATGTCATTAGTGACATTTACCTCTATAATTTGATCAGCTACATTTATTATTTCCATTACGGCTTAGTTATATCTTCTTGAACAAAAAAAGTACCCCACAAATAAGTCTTTACCTCATTACTTGGAAATCTTACATTCATATCATATACATAAGATCCAGCAGCTATATCTACTACCTTATTCAATGTAATCTGATTACTATTAATACCTCCAATAGTTACACCTCCGCTAGTAGTGCTTAATGTCAAAGCAGCAGTAGGCGCATCTGCGCTGGTCCTTACTTGTACCACTATAGTACATCCAGTTAAGCTTATAGGAGTATCATCTGCCAAAAGAGCAAATGTTTGCATCCAGCTATCATTTCGCCAGATTTTTATGTTATATTGCGCTGGTCTTAAATCAGCGCTTGTATTTGAATTGCAGCTCATAGTAATATATATAATTTTTTAGTTAGTAGGCATGTCACATGCATCAAAATCAGAATATGTGGTCATCTGAAAGGTTACCTCTACACCACTTAAATAGTCCTCAAATTTATCCAGGATTAGATTATATGTGATGTTATCATCAATGGTCCAGGGATTCGCTCCGTTTCTTAGCTTGCTGATAATATCAGCGCATACTTGCAGTCTATCACTAGCCACATCTGCCTCAAACTCTGCCTCCATGCCAGCCTTATCTAAAAACCATAAGCTCACGCTATACACTTGCTCTCTACCTACATTTAGTGATCCACTATTGATCGCAAAGCATGACACTGGGTACACTGGCTGCTCATCTACGAATAGCCACTCCCTGGGTGTCGCATTTTTTACGCTTTTGATCATTGCATGCGATTCCAGCAATGTCCTTAGCTCCTTTATTACTTGATTGTAAGTCATAAAATTTCTGTTTTACTTTGTCTAAGAATTCTCTTTTATAACTTCTTGATTTCACATGGGTAATCATAATTGGATACTATTCGTTTACCTTTACGGCCTAAAAATATAGGAGATGTATAAGCTTGCATTTGAGGAGCAATCGTATCTAGCTCAGCTACACCGCTTAAATATTGTGGGTAATCTTGCTCATTTGCTCTTAAAAAGTCTATTAATCTTTGCTTGTAAAATTCACCATTACTGATATATCTACGCTCTAATAATTCAAGCTGTCCTTTTGATGGCGCATTACTCTCCTCGCTAGTCTTTTGAAATACACCCTTACTAAAAAACTGAAAGCTAGTCATGGTTACAAGTTCACCCATAGTAAACCATAATAATGCATCTGCTATGTAGTTATTCATCAAATCTATTTCTTTTAGATTTAAATCATCATTCTCTACACCAGCTTGCAGTCTATTATAAAGATTAGATCCTAGCGCTGGTAAGATGTACTTATCCTGGGCCAATTTAATCACTGGCTTTAATTGCTTACCATCAATACCTACGCTAACCGCAGTTCTACTTTTTATAAACTCTTCGTTTATAAAGTTTATGTTTAAGCTCATTTTATTACTTTTTTCTTGTTACTATTTTAACTTCCCATCTATGGCGGCAGTAAGGTCTGTGAGTACCATCTGGCTCAGTAAACCATCCACCTCTACGATCCCATACAGAGTAGCCTAAACGCTCACTGATATTCTCAATATCTGCTCTGCTCCAAAGCTTTGTTTTAGCAAGCTTTAACATCCTAGCGCAAAATGGTCTATTACGATCATCTTCTGGACCAGCATATGTATATCTTAATAAAACCTCTGTAGTAGTAGTCTTATCTCCACCAGGGATCTTTCTCAAAGGCTTTGTTAATTCACTTACTAAAGGTTTGTATTTAGGACTTAGTATGCTTAACTCTGTACCTAATACTTTTAAATATCCCTCAGCTTGTAAAGCAGATATAGTAGTATTTATCACTTCTAAATCTCTATTCAAAACTTTTGCCAGTACCTCTGGTGTGATCCTTTTATCTTTACTTATTAAGTCTAAGATATTTGCCTTTAACTTATCCAGCTCAGCATCAGCGAAAAAATGAAAATCTTTTGCCTCATGAGCACTCACTACCTCAAAATCTTCTACATTATCACCACACGCTCCAAACTCAGATAATAGCACCTCATCTTGCTCTGCTGCAAATGCTGCAAACTCAGTCTGTGGATCTTCATCAATGCCTAAAAATGTATTTACATCATTATCACTAAATCCAAAGCCACTCTTTAGCATTAAGCTAGCTTGCTGCTTATTGATCTTTCCAGATCCAAACTGGCGCACTATACGCATTACATTTTGATATTGTCTGCCAGTCAAATTCTTAATAGAATCATTAGCCTCTGCCATTGGTGTAGCTTGAGGCACACCGCTAACTGGCACACCAGCGCTCTCTGGCTGCAAACCTAGCTTTTCTCTGATCTCATCTCTAGTCATGTTAGCAGACATAATAGCCTCGCTAAATTCAAAGCTTAAAGGCTCTACTGGTACTATTTTCCACTCACCAGCAATACCAGCCATATTCATTAAATTGCTAAAGTTTCTCTCATGCTCTTGCTGGCGCTCGTTCACATATGTATTCTGGAATATTTGATAAGCATCTCTGATCTCATTTCTTGCACCTAATTGGCCCTCAGTTTTGATACCAAATAAGGTAGGAGAGGTAACCTGGTGACAAGCAAATATCTCTTGCTGAATCAAATTATTAATATTAGTAAAATCTTCTTTTGTTAAATTCGTATCACCTAGATCCACAATATCTACTGCATTCTCTTTTGAAGGATTAAATGCAATTACCACTCTATCTCCATCATGGTTAGCGAATTTACGCTTTAGATCCATCTCTACCTCAGCTTGCTCCTCTTCTTGAGGTAAGCCATTGTTAAAATTGATAAGCTTAGTAGCTACAAAGTTTTTCTTAGCATTACCTAAGATATGGCGGCTTACTTGAATATCACTCTCAATGTAGTTTAAACCCTGGAAATATGAAGGCAAAGGATATACATCACTCTTTGGATTATATTGCTTTACAAATAATATTTGCGCTCCTTTTGGATTGCTAGGATCAAATCCTGGATATTCTCTAGGCTTCTCTTTAAAGTCTGATTTGCTCCAATCATCTTTAATATAAAAAGTTGTCTGATCTTTACTTACTCTTACCTTCTGGAACTCAATGTGATATACATCTGCGATCTTGCCTAATGCATTCCAGATCACTTGAAGATAATAGCCACCATGTAGCTCATCATCAAGTATTGATCTTTTCATGATCTGATTCCAGCTTTCACCTTTAGTATTAGCTGCTTTAGGCACATCATCAAAACCCTTACCATAGATATAGTTAAGCTTTCCTTTAATGATAGCGCCATGCTTTGGTGATTCACCATACAAGCTAATAAGATAATTAGAGTAGTCATTCTTAGCACCAAACTCTATATAGTTGCGGCCTTTTTTCTCTTCAAAAACTGGCTGCTCTGCCTGGTCAAATTCTACTCTTACAAATTGATATTTACTGCTCACAATTATATGATTTAAATTCGTTACAATTTCCAGCATACTCTACTGGTGTCTCTGTGCAAGCTTCATGTAAATACATAAAGCCTTCCTCTACTATCCCTCCACTTAGGGCCTCATCTACATTTGTAGCACTTGCTTGTTCTCTTATCTTATATCTCCATGTGCCAGGCTCACTTCTATTAAACTTTGCCTTTGCTACCACTACCTCTTGAAATCTATTATCTGTGCTTATATTAGTTCCTACAAATTTAACTATTTTCTCATTAGCACTGGTGAAAATGAATAAATATTTTGGATTAGATAAAGTAGCCAGTTCTAGGCCAGTGAAAATTATATTTTGATCTGCTCCCTTTGTTATATGTATCATCTTCTATAAATTTAAAAACCCTACCCACATCTAGTAGGTAGGGCAAAATAAATAACTGCTTCTAGTATATAACTAAAGATTAACCAGCAGTCTCTAGCGCTGCACCTACACTAGCGCTAACTTGTAAGAAATCATCTGGCTCTACACCAGTCAAAGTAATATTGTATCCGTTACGATCGCCAGCAGCAGTACCAGATCCACTTTCAGTAGATGCTAAGTATAAGCCACGATCAGCTCCGTACATTCTATAATTGCCATCCATATCTAAAGTTACTACCATTAACTTATTCTTAGCTAATGTTCTTACTACATTTGCAGTAGTGCTATCTCTCTTGTTAAGAGGTAGTACCACTTGATGAGTATAGAATACAGATCCATTCTCCTCAGATGCAGTAGCATTAGAAGATGTATTTGCAGTTGCCCTAGGCACTTCAAACTTATAAAAACGCTTTCCAGCAGCTTTAGTGATACCAGTAACCAAACCGCTCACCTCAGCAATACTAGAAATGTTGCCAAATTCAGCAACATAAACGGCAGTTACACCACCGATATTTTCACGACAATCTATTGAATAGCCGCTTGTAATTGCACATGCCATGTTAAAAAAATTTTAAAAAAAAGGTGGTGTTTTTTTCACCACCCTTTCTTGATTAATATTATAATTAGATCGCTGATTTGAACTTCACACATAATGATGTGTAAGCTACACCAACACCTAATTTGAATGCTACTCTATATCTAACTTCGTTAAAATCTTGAGAGTACCAAATCTTATAGTTCTCTTCTTCTGCTTCTAAATCAAATGCCATAGCGATATTTGATAAAGTTGTAGCATATACATCACCAGTACCATTCAATCCGTTTACTGCTACTAATTCTACATTAGTACCTGGGATGATGAATGTTTGTGTAGCATCACCATCTACCTTATAATTATATAAGTTTAATGCTTGATAAGCTAATACTGCTAATCTGTAAACATCATTACCTACAAATACTTTCAAATCTTCTGCATCAATGATTTCTACTGGAATAGCTTTGTAAACACCATTCAATACATTTACTACATTTGCAGCAGTAATAGTAGCGATAGGGCCACCAGATACATAACCAGATACATTTGCATTCACTGGAGATCCAGCATCAATGATCTTGATTAAACCATCAAAACGCTTTAAATTCTCACTTGTAGAATCTGTATCACCTTGCCATAAACCAATCTCTAATTGCTTAGCGATCATCTTATTTTTTTGCTCTGTGAACTTTGTAGAGAATTCTGCCCATCCAAAATCTTCATAAGTAGATCCAGCTTTCAAAGCTTCTTGAGTAAAGTAAGCTTCAAAATCTTTAGTACAGATTGCCTCTTCTACTTTAATCTTACCTACTGCGATAGTAGCTTGAGAGATAGTAGTAGTACCAGATGCATTCCATCCACAAGCATCAGCTTGAAAGTTTGCATTAGTAGCTAATTTTGGAACTGCTACGCTTGACTTAGTCTTAGGTAATAAGATACCACCAGACTTGATCAAAGATTGTGTTTTTGCAGCAAATACTGCTTCGGTTAATAAAGGCGCAATTTCTTGTTTAGTATATGCGCTTATTCCGCTAAATGATAATGCCATTTTATTTAATTTTTAATTATGAACAAATTGATTTTGAAAATTCAGCAAATTCTGCTCTTACATCTTTTTTATCTGTAGCAAAAGCATTACTTGTCTTTACACTTGCATCTGGTGCAGCTTGAGGTGCTTCTACAAGCATCTTGCTAATCTGCATCAAGCCTTCAATAACTTTATTAGCTTGAGTAAGCTTGCCTTCATATTGTGCAAACTTCTCTTCATATGCTTGAAATTTCTCATTAGTAGCTGATTCAAAAGCAGCAAATTTTGCGCTCATTTCATCTTCTACTTTAGAAGCTTCTACTTCTACTTCTACTTTCGCCTCAGATTCTGCTGGCTTGATCTCCATGATCACACCATTATCACCTAAAACAATCATAGTGCCATCTTCTAGCATATGCTCTCCTACTGGAGCTGGAGCGCCAGCGATAGTAACTACACCACCTACTGCCATCTCTGTAACTTCTACCATTGTACCATCCTTTAATTTAGCCTCCATCATTTTTACTGGAGCTGCTTCTGGTGTACCAGAAACTGGTGGCATGGTATCAGCAAAGTTCTCTTCGCCTTTAACTAATTCTGCAAAGAATTGTTGTACTTGGCTTAAAATTGTTTGTGCATCTTTCATATTGATTATATATTAAATTGTTTAATAAGGTACTTTTAATAATTCTGCTAACTCTGCTAGCTTTTGTTCTGCGTATGTTTTCTCTCTATTATCTGGTAAAGCATAATCAAAAAATCCCTCTACGCTGAATCCTTTTACTTTACCCTCTTTGATTAATTGCCATGCTTGAGGATTCTCTACATAGAATGATCCAAACCAGCTACCATCCTTTGCATCTTCAAATCCCTCCATAGGCAATACACCTCTAGAGCGATCTACTATAAAACTTTCAAACATTACCAGACCATCTAATCTCATGTCACTATCATGCATCAAGTTTACATTTTGCTGATAGCCTTTCTTTGCAAACTTGATAGATATATCCTTAATTGTATCTGGTTTGAAGATCACATAATGCTCACCAAATTTGCTATTATTTCTGTAGATAGGCTCATCTGCTAGCATTAATGGTCCAGATATAATATGCTTATCTTCATCCTGGATTGCAAAGCTCATGTTAAGGCTTGCAAAATCCTCGTTATTCATTTTACTCTCACACCATCTCAACATAGAATCACCACCCCATAATAAATAGCTAATAGTGCCACATGCCTCTTTATCATCTGGCTTATAGTATGCCTTTGCTCTACTTAAAAATGAGTATGTTCTCTTGATAGTTTCTTTAGATAAAGGCTCTCCATTCATGATCTGCTGCGCTCTTACTTTGCCTACTTGAGTAGCACATTTATTATTAAGCTCCTCATTTAATCTGATCCCACGCTCAGCAGCATTCTTTGCAGATTCTGGATAGTCTGTATAGCTATCCTCAGCGAAATGCTGCTCCCAGATACTATTACAGATAGCCACCGCTTGCTCTGATTCTTTGCCCTCATCTATCACATACTTAATGCATCTAGGCAAGAAGGCATCCTTACCTTCACCTTTAGATGGCTGCACAAAGTCTTGATTAAATACTACAAAATCCTTTTGTATAGCTGGCTTATCTACCAATGCTATATATGATACCTCAGCGCTATCACCTAGATCCTCTTGTATTTTTAATTCGTAAATAGGTAAATCCATAATATTAAATATAATTTTTGAGGTATGTGTACTTTTAGCTGATTCTAGCTGCTCTATTTAATCTTCTGATTCTCTCCTGGTTACCAGTTACATCACTCTCTACCACATATGCTTTAGCTGCTATATTGCCTATTTGATTTACTTGAGCTTGATTTAAAGTAGTTACAGATGCTTGAGGTGATAATGGAGCTGCAAAATTGCTATTAATATTTTGACCTCCACCGCCACCAGTAGCACCAGGCACTTGCACAGATGTGATAGATTTAACTGCTTTTAAACCAGTAGCCACAATAGCTGCTACATTGGCAATCTTAGAAATAGTACCAAATGGCTCTGGTAATACAGACTTTGCTCTGATTACCTCAGATGCTCCAATATAAGTATTAATCAAAGCAGATGCTACACCTAATGCCTTACCAGCAGCAGTCTGCTCTCCTACAATAGATCCCAAAGATTGCATAGCACTTGAGATGTCTAATGCTGCTCCTACTCTATATTGCCTCTCCTCTTCTGCTAGTTTTATTTTAGCATTAGTGGTCTCCATGTCACTTATTAAAGTGGACTGGTTAAGCTTTATAGTACCATTTTCAAGTTTTTTATTTAGATCCTCTGTTAATTCTAGTTTTTTCTTATCTACGAATGCCTTTCTATCAGCATCCATTTTTTCTTTTTCCTTTCTTTCTGTATCAGTTAAACCATCTAGGCCTATGGTTTCTGTGCTTAATTTTTTACGCTCCTTTTGTCTTTTTTCATATGCAGCTATTTCTTGTTTTAATAGCTCATCTTGTACTCTTTGCTCTTCTGCTATCTTTTCATCATTTAATCTTTTCTGCTTTTCTAAAGCTTCTTTTCTTGCTTGATTTCTTTTCTCTAGTTCCTCTTTCTCTTTGTCTGTTAATTCTTTAGTACCAGCTACAAATCCTTTCTGTGCCTCATCATAATTCTTTTTAAAGTCTGTTACTGAGCTTTTAGCACTTTGCCACGCACCAGCAAAATCACCTTTTAATATTTTGCCTACTGCCTCACCTACTTTGCCTAGGCTTTGTAAAAATGCAGACAATGTACTATAGGCTACCTCAAATGCTTTGCTTACATATGGCATAGCCTTAGTAGCTAGATTTATAAAGCCATCTATTAAAGGCTTCATAGCTCCTAAAATACCATTTAAGATCCTACCAAATTGAGTAGCAATAGGCTCTAGTTTTTTCATTGCGCCTTCATTCTTTGCGAATGCGGCAGCTAAGCCTCCTACTAATCCTACAAGCAATCCTATACCAGTAGCTTTTAAAGCAGCGCTCCATGATGATGTAGCTATCTCTAATTGTCTGATACCTTTACCTAGCATTCCCACTGGTCCATCTGCTTGCTCTAATGCACCAGCAAAATCATTAGCACCAGCTTTAGCATTCTCTATACCATCTTCTACATCTCTGATTCTGGCAGATAACTCCTTAAACTCAGCAGATCCAGCAGCAGTTAATTTTAACTGAGCCTTTAACTCTTTTAATTCTTTAACTGATCCAGCAGCAGCCTTAGTAGTACCATTTAAATAGCCAGATAATTGCTCTATCTCAGTATTTAATCTATTAAATTCATCTGATCCTTTGGTGGTCTTATCAATCTCTTTTTTGAGATCTTTCATCTCTTCTTTTAACTCACCTATAGTTTTGCCAGAATACTTAGTATTTACTTGTATCTCTGCTGCTATCGTTGTCTTTTTATTTGCCATTTCTTATATAAATATTATCTTAATTAACAATCTCCACATGATTCTATAGGTACTGCACTATTTGCTGATCCGTTTCTCCTAAATTTCCTATATTTAAATACACCGCTTATTCTTTGATTTAACCAGAACTCATCATCTGGTAGCATATCTGCCCAAACTGCACTAGGCATACTAATTATTTGAGTACAATCGCACATATTAGTGCCTACTACTTGTACTGAAATTGCACCATACTCACCACCAGCGCAAACCTCTGCTGATCCTATAAGTGATGCTCTAGCAGTAAAAGTAGCAGTAGTGTATCCACATGATGGAGAATTAGCCTGGATCAATGCGCCTACACCAGTGAATCCATAAGTAGAAGAGCATGGATTATTATCTATAGTTCTTTGATGTAGATCATATCCCATACATATAGTATTTGATCCATCATTAACATAGTTAGGTGCAGTATTGCATGGTACACTTGATGGCGCAGTATTGCCTACATTCACTCCGTTTACTTGATAATTTAAGTAAGTAGATGAACATATATTTAAGTCTCTATATACTATATAATTCGTACATCCTATACAAGTAGTAAAGTTTTGATTAACCCAGTTAGGTCCATAATCGCATGAATTGTCTGGTGGAGCAGTTGTACCCTGGTCCTCACCGCCTACATAATAGCGCAAATAAGTAAGAGAGCATGGATTAGTATTTCTATAAACGATATACTCAGTACATCCCCAGCATGTGGTATAACCCTGGCTAGTAAGGATAGGTGATCCATTACAATCCCCACTAGGTGGTGCAGTATTACCCACATTCACACCACCTCTAAAATAATTATTATAGGTAGCAGAGCATGGATTAGTATCTCTATAAACTAGGTAATTTTGACACCCAGAGCAAGTATAATAACCCTGGCTTGTTAAGTTTGCAGTATAATTACACGCACCATTGCTAGGTGCAGTATTACCTACATTAACTCCATTCACTCTATAATTATTATAGCTAGGAGAGCATGGATTAGTATCTCTAAATACTAAATAAGTCACACACCCAGAGCATGTATTATACCCCTGGCTAGTCCATTGAGCAGTAGTTACACACGCACCATTTGATGGCGCAGTATTGCCTACATTCACTCCGTTCACTCTGTAATTATTATAGCTAGGAGAGCATGGATTAGTATCTCTATAAACTAAATATGTGCTACAATTTGAGCATGTATTATAAGACTGGCTCACCCAGTTAGGTACAAAATTACATGTACTCTCAGTTGGCGCAGTATTACCCACATTCACTCCGTTTACTCTGTAATTCTGATAAGTAGGAGAGCATACATTAGTATCTCTATACACTAAAGAATCTACACAATTATAGCAGCTACTATAACTTTGGCTGGTCCATTGTGCAGCAGTATTACAAGATCCGTTTGTAGGCGCAGTATTGCCCACATTAACACCATTTACTCTGTACTCATTAAAAGTAGCAGAGTATGGATTTACATCTCTATAAACTATGTAAGTATTACAAGATACGCATGTATTATAATTTTGAGATGCCCACTGAGGTGTAGCATCATAAGTAGCAGTATTTTTTTCTATTACTCTTAATAAATCTACTTTAGTTAGATCATTAGCCTCTGGTGTAAAATCTATTACTTTATTTAATCTATATAAGCCACCATCAATATGCACATATCTACCAAAGTCAAGATCAAAAATATCTTGATCTGTAAGCTTAAAATATCCAGTAAGTAATCTACTATCTTTATCTGTAATCTCAGCTAAATAAGTAGAGTAGTATGTATTAAATAAGTTATTACTAAGGTCACCAGTAGCCAATGTAAAATAAAGCTGCTGAGGTGCGCCAAAGTTAATATCTTGAGTAGGAGCATCTGGATCATCTAAATGCCCAGCATAAAGATAATCAGTTCTAGATCCTAAGCTTGTAGCTCCGTTATAAATAGTCCATGATGCTACACCAGTCTGATATGATGTCTGCATAATGCGCACATTATGATCCATTGGATCTTCTTTAGTATTCTCATTAGACTTCTTGTAAATAGCTGGGAAAACTTTATCTTGCCCAGTTGCACTATATAATACAGATGAGCTAAAAATAACTTCTACTTGTTCAGTATCCTTAACAAATTCAAGACCATTATCGTAGATCCTATCACCATATCCCTCACTATATTTTTTACGATATTCCTCATTGTAGTAGTCATTGTCTTGTTTGTATTTTAAATTGTAGTATCTAGCATTTATCTCACTCATTGGTTTTTGCTTGATCACTTTCTCTCTATCAAGCTTATTACTCCAATCTACCTGGCTACCATCCCAGAAATCCACATAAGGTGAGATAATTAAATGATTAGTTTTATATTTATCCTCAGTCACCAAAAGATTAAACATCTTCAATATAGAGATAAAGAAATCTTTTTGAAATATACCTTTAGGAATAGTATTATTGATCTGTAATGATTCATTATAGTTAATAGGCACTAAGCTACTTGTAGTAGTGCTAATATCAAAAGCACCATCTAGCACTTGCATCTGATAGCTTACTGATCCAGTCCATTCTACAGATACTTGTAATGTATCACCATTGTTAATAGTATTATTACTTGATGATAATGTTAAATAAAAATAATTTGAACTAAAGCCAGCACCAATAAAATAGCTAGCTATAGTAGTGCCATTCTTTTTTAATCTTACATTAGCAGCATTACCTAGCACCCAAATACCATTTAATCTAAAGGTTAAGTTCATTGCTTTAGATGTACCAGTATAAGTAAATAAAGTATTTGAGCTGGTCAAAGTAAAGCTACCTAATGTGGTAGGTACAAAGCTTAAATTAAATGCAGAGCCAGATCCAGTATAAGCCTTTAGTTCTGGTGTGGCCTCTAATTGCACATTACTATTCTTTTGTAAAATAGCCTGGTTATTTGGTATAACCAATCTCTTGAATTTAGCCTCGCTAAAAAATGGGCAATCATATGTATATCCAGATCCAGCAAAAATCTTATCTAGATATTCTTTTACATATAAGGCTGGCTTAAATGTATTGAATTGAAAGTCTTTTTTTGCAGTACCATATGCACCAGTACTTACATTACCATAATCTATCAATGGATAGCAGTACCCAGATCCTGGTGTATTAGTCCAGCTACCCACAATAGTAGATACATTATAGGTATGATCATATGCGCTAAAATCTAGATCCTCTAGTCTCTTATTGCCTAATGCAGTAACAAATCCACCTAGCTCACCAAATATCGCACATTCATACTCTACTGCATCTCCATTTTGTATGATCTCTATTAATCTTAAAACTCCCTTCATGATCTGTAAGCCATTTAATTCTATTCTGGCTTTTGCATTAACGGCAGCATTAAAATTATATAAAACATTATCACTAACTGGATTATAAAAGTTCGCACTATTAAACTCAAAAATGTTACCTAATAATTTGTTATTATTAGTAGTACCAGGTAGTACAATAGTCTTAGTAAATGATGTGCTTTTGCTATCTAGATTTTGTAGATCATCAATAGCATAAGTAATCTGGTTACTAAGACCTTCTGTTAAATCAAGCTCATATCCCTCAATAAATATTCTAGTCATATTATCTTAATTGGCTATATCTTTTAGTATTCATCTTTACATCTAACTCTAATACTCTTAATCTATTATTTACATACTTGCTAATCTCAAAATTATTTAATGCGATAGTTACTGGATAGTAATACCCTTCTATCTCCATAAAAATCTGAGGTGAGTAGATTAACTCTTCTAGCCATTCATACTCTGCATCTGTAGGCGCATCCATGGTCAATCTCCACACATAATCACGCTGATTCAAGTAATTAACTTTACCAGCATTATATTTATTATTTGTGTTATAATATGTCACACTATTAGATCCTAATGTATAGTCTCTCTTCTCAAATTCTTTTCTATCTACATTAAGATTCAATCTGCTAGCCAAACCAAATTTAGCAGTATCAAACATGCCTAATCTATTCATAAAATGTAGATTATAGCTTGTGTACTTTGGATTGCAGTCTAAGTAAATAGTAAATACAGATGTACCAATAGTAGCAGTATAATACTTAACGCTGCTATCTATAATTGTAGTAGATTTATTTAATGCTGGTGATCCTATGTTAAGCTCAGCAAATGGCTTAACACCACCTAGGTTAAATGTAGTACTAGTGATCTGTGTATTATTTTGATTATATGTTACAATAGTCAAACCAGATACATCCTTAGCGCCAATGAATATATTATCTCCTATGCTTGCATTGATCTTAGCTGGCCTGGTAGTCATTGCTTTATTGTTATATGCAGTAATATCAGATACTCTTCTCTTTAATAAAGGTGCGCTCCAATTATAAGCAGTCACATTACCACTTACTAAGTTTAAATATGTTACACCGCTATACTCTTCACCGATTCTATATTGATAAGTCTGAGCTGCCTGGCCACTTACATTAGGCTCACATGTCAAGATATTATCTGTAGGCTCAAACCATTCATAGGTCATGGTATTACGCACAATAGGTCCAGCATCAAAGTACCCCTGGTTATTAGATGGCTCTGGATAAATTTTCACCCTAGATTGCTGCACACCTCCTACAAATACATCAAATACATATCTAAAATCTGTTACACCAGTCACGCTTGTATTAAATACATGCCATAAGGCATCCTGGCAAGTTGGTGTACCAGATGGATATGCTAAATTACTTATTGCCATTTCTCTTATTTATTCTTTCAAATGTTATTACTATATCAGTCTCTAAGGCTTCCGCCATTTTAACCTCAAAATCTTTAAATGTCTCATTAAAGGCATCTGTGAAATAGTTAGTAGTCTTGATACCAAAACGCTTAATAAGGTAAGCTAGCGTATCTACTTGCCTATCTATTAAGCTTTTCTTTTCTGCAAATCTCACACCCTTTCTCTCACCACCTATTCCTAATGCTTTGTCATTCATCACACTACTCACCTTAGCCTTTCCACTTAATATATATCTTTTTAGTGATGCTCTGCCAGATTCTGGCATGCCATAATTTTTATACTGGTAAGGTGATCCTGGAGCATTCGCACTTGATCTTACACCCTTTACCCCTTCATTTGGGTAATCATAATAATCCAGCATCCTTAGCCTAAAGATAGTAATGCCATTCTCATTAACTATCTCTGGGATCATATTGCTCAATAATTCACCAGATGCGCTTAGTGATTTTGCCTTAGCAAATTTGTCTATATTAGTCAATAGAGTAGCGCCATACTGCTCTATAACTCCATTTACTACACCAAATTCGGCTATATCTTCACCACCAAAATCAGCTCCACTAGCTAAAGCTTCTCTTTGCGCTCTGTTGATATTGATACTCATCTACTAGTCTTTTTTGTTTTAAATATGCCAAATCATTTAGAAATTGAATCACCGATAGATCATAGACTGCATCTAAAGGAATACCCTCCATCTCAGCTACTTGCTTTGCTGAGTATATCCATCCGAAATTTTCTGTGAATACACTCTCAGCATTTTTAGTCTCTTTTTGTTCTGCCTCATCATTTTCATCAGCAAGTCCGAATAGGCCTCTGTATTGTTCGTTAAATCCGCTAAGAGTATGCAAAAAAAAACCATTGCATTATAGCCATGTCTAAAATCAGCTTGCCTCATATCATCTGCATATTGCTCATGCTTATCCACATCAAACGGCATAGGCACATAGGTCATTTTCCACCAGCTCCACTTCATAGGTGTGCAGATACTAGCCAGGATATTATGCATATCATTGATAGGATCAGATTTGCTAAATGTCAATACCTCAATATACCTACCAGTATTAAATGGCTTCTTAATCTCAAAGTTCAGACTATATACATTACCATTTGCCTCTATTAAGTTTTTAGGAGCTTTCATTGTCTCTACTTGGACCTTTAGATCAAATGCCTTCTGTAGCTTATCACAAAGCTTTGCAAACTTTTTTAATGGCATCTTATCTATCTCCTCACTAGATTTATCTAGCAATATCTGCACCATCTTAGCTGCTTTCTCTAGCTCATCCTCTTCAAGACTAGCTATGGCATTAAGCCTCTGGAATTTGTCAATAGTTAATTTCATACTCTATTAAATATATTTTTTATATAACATGGTATTTACCTACCAGCTTATGATCATTTCTGCACTTATTTGCCAGAGCCAAAGCTATCACGCAGTCATCATGAAATCCCTGAGGAGCTGAGTATCTAACCCCAGTAGGTGTGAAGGTGTACTCAAATACCTCAAGCTCGCCCTTTATAGGCCCTTCTGGAAAGCTTATCTGCTTTGTATGGATGGCACTAGCCAAACCTTCTAAAAGCTGCTGCTTGCTCACGCTGGTGAATTTAAACCCATGCATCTGGTTAAACTTCTTTTGTAGGTCCTCTACTATGGCATCACCCACACCAGTACTATCAATTACGATAGGCACATTCTTAGGCAGCCTTAAAATAGTCTCTTTTGTTTGCATCCAATCTTTTTGGAATCTATCAAAATGCACCACATTGCCATTCTTATCTAGTCCTATGATGACAGACCAGTCCACAGACTTAGCCAGGTCAATTCCGTAATAAGCAGCCACCCCAGATGATGATCTGGTGCAAGCCTGGATAAATTCAGATCCAAACGGATTAGAGGCATTCTCCATAGGATCTGCCATGTACTCTTGTTTAAATACGACACTAGGGAGCTGAGCTTTGGCAGCATCAATCTCAGATGGATCAATGAAAGGATTATCATAAGTGCTAAATTTAAACGATTCCCAGTCTGGCTCACCACCACGCATAAATAGGCTATAAAAGTAATTTTTACCTCTAGGTGTGCTTAAAAAGATAGCCTTACCTTTGTAGTCTGTTAGTGTAGGTCTGATACTATTATTCCAGCCTTCCTCTAGATTAGATATAAAGCTGGCCTCATCTATGATCACCAGGTGGAACTTCAAACCTCTCAGCGCATCCAATCTCTCACCAGTAAAAAATCTAATAGATCCACCAGTAACAAAATTGATCATTAGATCAGTCTCATTCTTTTTGTATATCTTCTCTGGTAATAGTTTGCATATCTCTTTAAAGAATGTCTTACCTAGCTGGTAGGTAGGTGTGATATATGCAATGCTCTGCCTATGCAATGCGCACTCTATAGATACATTCTGGCTAATCAAAGATTTACCAAACCTTCGCCCACACATCATCACCCTAAATCTAGCATCACTATCCAAAACTGCCTTTTGAGCCTGGTGTGGCTTAGGTAACTTAATCTGGAGATTCATACTTGATTGTGATAGTATCTATGTTTGTATTCTCAGTTACTGCTCTATCAGTCATGCCTAAAGCATTCTTTGCATAGAAGATAGCCTTACCTTCATTTGCTACTATATCTGTAGCCAATGCCTTAAACATATCTACTATCTTATTGGATATGTCATGATAAGGATGCGTAGGATCTTGTCTTACTTTCCATAGGCCCATCTTAGTGTAGAACTCAAACTCATGCTTTCTTAGCCAGTGATGTAAGAAATAATCTATCGTTGGCACAAATCTATCTCTAATAGATACGATCTTACCAGATCCAGTAGCCACTTCTTTAGTACCACTCATGCAATCATCACAATATGCATACGCTAGATCCATTAGCTTCTCTTCATCTATATCCTTAAATTTCCTAGTTACATGTTCTCTTGTTTCCATATCTTTAAATTTTTTGATCCGTTTCTATAAGCAGTAATATCATCCACATGCATCTGCCAGTACTTATTCACCAGCTCACCTTTATCCCATCCATACTCATTACCATTTGCATGCGATCCGATATGCTCTGCCATGCAGTCTATCACATAGTATGTATAAAATCCAGCTAGATTGGCACGCTCGCAATAGTCCAGGTCTATTGGGCCATAAGGAAACATCTGCTCATTGAATATACCAATAGTGTTTACTACCTTCATTGATAGTAACCAGTTTGATATGATATGCTCGCTCTGGGCAGTATATCTTACATTGTCTAAGCTGCTTGCTACGATCCCAGCAAATGGGTAGCTTGTTAAGGCCTCCACCTTTTTAGCTAGCCAGTTCTCTGGCTCTTTGATGTCATTCGCTAGATAGGCTATCGCATCATACTCATCTGCACCAGCTATGTCTATGGCTTCATTCAATGCATTAGCTATGCCCTCTCTATTGATAAGTACATAGTCTGCTGGATAGCCAGCGCTCTTAATGTTCTCTTGTAATATATCTAGCGGCCTATTGCCATACACCAGACATGCTATTAGTACTTTCATTTGTAAATATTTAGCTTTACTTTTTAATTGATTTTGTCAAGTTAATCGCATCAAAAACTGGACATATCTGGTCCGATTAAATTACTTATTTGGCTCATTTGGGCCTAGCCACTTTGCTGGATTGCCAGCATATTTCTGGTAAGGCTTAGTTATTAATTTTTTAGTTACCACTGCACCCATACCGATCATGCATCCTGGCGCTATCTCCATCTTTTGATGGATCACTGCATTTAGTCCTACATTGCATTTATTATGTACTATAGTATGCCCTCCGATCTTTGCTCCACATGATAGCACCACATTTGGACCTATAAAACAATCATGGCCCACATGCGCATGCTTTAACATCCATACATCATTACTAATGTAGGTAGGTGATGTAGTGCCAGCATCTATAGTCACATGCCCAGTAATCACACATCCATCATTTATCACTACTGATCCTAATGGCTTATCCCAGAAAGCCTTATGCTCTGCTGGTGCGCCTATGATGCAGTATGGTCCAATGTAGATATTATCTCCAATCAATTTAACATTGTCGTAAACAATCGCAGACGGATGTATATAATTCATAGCGCTATTTGATCTTTAAATGTTTTATAGACATTCACTAAGAATGTACCCACGCATGCGCCACATCTGTTATTATAAGTATAGATCGGATCTACCAGCTTATACACTTCAAGCAGCTCGTTCTGGATCTCATGCGTAAATCCTACCAGCTCACCGCTCTTAATAAATAGATCATAAAAATGCTTATGCTTTAATAAGGTCTGCATATGCTTCTCTTCTAACTTTACTGATATGCTCATAGTTGTACTTTGTTTTGGCCCAGTTGTAAAGATCATTACCCATCTTGATCCTTTCCTCTGGATTGTTAATTAAATATGTTAAATGTTTATACCAATCTTTTTGGCTCTCCACCCATAGCACTGGTGCATCTGCATCCATGCTATATGGCTCTACCTTACTCACTATGCATGGCACTCTCTTACTTGCTGCCTCTAATATCTTTAGATTGCTTTTGCATCCATGCCACTCACTATCTTGCAAAGGTATGAGCATTATGTCTGCCTCTTCAAAATGGCTCATGTATGCATTAGGCAAAGTGCTTGCAAGCTTCTTATTTGGTAGTCTGCCACCATCTGTGAACAAGCTCCATAGCTGATCCCAGTACTGCTTACTCACTGGATCACTATCTGTGTACCCACCTAGCACCATCTCTATATTATCAAAGTGATGTAGTCTCTTCACTGGTCCTCTCAATAGCTTGATGTCATCCATATGCGTAGATCCACCAGCCCAGAATATTCTCACCTTATCACTAGGCTTCTTATCCTCTGTGTACTGGTGCTGGCCTAATGGTATGCAATTTGGTAGTATTACTACCTTATCATGATATTTTCTTAACTTCTGCGCCAGCCTTTCATTAGTGCATGTCACCAGATCAGCATACTTAATGTTATTGATCACTCGCTCTCTTTGAGGTGCATAGAATTTATGCAATGGATGATTATAGGGCAGATCCCAGTCATCATCCATATCCATCACTATTTTAAAGTGCTTCTTTGTCTCATCCCAGTTTTGATCAAATGGAGAGAATCTGTTATACAATAGTATATCAAATTGCCTTTCTTGTAGGATCTCTTCTGTAGGTACATTGCATACATGATTGTATGAATCTGGTAAGAATGCTAATGGTAATAGCACTCTATGCCATCCACATCCGCTCACCTTCTGGCTAATGCCCAGTACTTGTATTGTGTTATTTTCCCTGGCCACGATATGCTTTTGGTTTTGGTGTATGTTTGTTATAACTCTTTTTTGGTGATCCACATTTGCGCTTGCCAAATGTTTGCTTTTTTGAATCATTGCCTTTTGCCTTTGCCATGTTTATTTATTTTCATTATTATATGGTAACCATTTATCATAAGCTTTCATTACCTCTTCCCATTCTTGTTTTTTTAATGTTTGTGCTTCTAATATCACCTGGTCTGCTGAAATCATTTTTCCTTCATATTGTTTAAGCCAATCTAATAAATTATCTATTGCTGGTTTCATATTATTTAATTTTTTGACCTAAAAATCCAGCGCCAAATATGATAGCCACAAACTGGCTCACTTCAAATGGCAAGAAATAAAACATTACAGACATCCACACGCTTAGGCATGTCACGCAGTCAAATGGTTTGATCCTTTGCTCAAATGGGATGTGCCATACCTTTTTTATAAAGTAAATTATTTTGGCCACATTCACAAAGTAATAAGCAAAAAAGAATCCAGCTAATGCTATTGTTATCATCTTATAAAGTTTTAGTTATACAAATATGTTTTAATTCTGCCCTGGTCTTTCTAATAATATCTTTCACATGTTTCTCTGGTATATTATAAAACTCAGCTACTTTCTTGCATGATCTTACCTCCACATACTTAGTAAATAATATAGCCTCATGTGCATGCATCTCATCCTCAGCATGCTTATCATATAATCTCTGGCTTGCTATGGTAGCAAATTTAGGATTTAATTCTGGTAATTTAGTTTGGCATCTTAAATATTCTATTGCCTTATCATAATCAGATTGCCTAAATTTTTTATAGAATCTGCTGGTAGAACTAAATGCCATATTAGTAATAATCTTAATAGAAAAACCTATCAAACCATTAGAATCATAAATAGATTTGATCTTATCACAATCCATATTAAGTAGCGCTAAAGCCATCTCTTGCTTTAGATCATCTTGCAGATCCAGAGGATGCACAGACTTGATCAGCCTACAGATTTCTGGGTGATTATAGATAAATTCTATCATCTCATTGCATGTACTCGGTTTATTTTTTTCTATCTTATTCATTATCAATCATTTAACCTATATTTTGTACTAATGTACTCACTTTACCCTAAAAAAATTGAACTAATAAAAACTTTATCTCTTAAAAAAATGAGGACCAACAAAAAATCTACTTAAATTAAGTACACCGAGTACAGACCTTATAACTAATTGATTATCATTTAGTTTGGATGTACTCGGTTTGTACTCAATGTACTCGGTTTTTAGGCTTAATAATGAATTTTTGGCCAAAGTACTCAAAAATCCCTCCATTTGGATTTTTACTTAGCCACTTCTCAAAAGCTGCCATCGGATCTAGATAAGATTTTAAACTCATGTTTGTTATTATTTTGTCTATTTCTTCTTGTTTCCATTTTGTCTCCTAATATGTCTGCTGCCACAGATAGGCCCTTCTTAAACCTTACTTGACTATAATCCTTTTTATCAAGATCATTGATATTAAGAAAGCTGGTGTACTCTGCTCCAAACTCTCTCCACTGATCTCTTACCAGGTCATCATAGTAAGCTAAGAAATCCTCTCCAAAGTTAAGCTTTATATTCTTACGATTGATAGTAAATGTATTCTCAAGCTGGGGAATACCATTCTCAAGATAAATTTGCACGCATTCTACCATGAAATTATAAAAACGATTCCACTCATCACGATCCCAGTCATTAAATAAAGCATTACCAAAATAGTCCAGAGGTGTATTCTTATGATTAAAGAATGAGCTAAATTCTATAATGCGTACTCTTCTCTTACCATGCCCACCGCTATAGTTAATAGTGTAGTTAGTAGTAAATCCAAACTTAGGCGCATCATTATAGTTAATATATATCTCATCCTTATTCTTTTTTTCTATGGTGACACCTTCTGTGATCTTAGAGTAAAAGCCTTCAAAATCTACATTCTTACGGCAATCCTCAATGACAATGAGTTGAGTTGAAAGCTCAACTCTTTGAAATGCGAAACTTTTGTCTAACTTAAAGTTTTTACCATCTATAGACACCAGGTTAATCATCTTACCAATAGCCTTAAAAAATATACCCTTACCAGCTCCACCACCTTCTGCCTCGTTCTCAGTCTCTTCTGCTAGGATCACTGCATAAGACTTTGTAGGATCTTTATAGGTGTGCAGCAGATAGCCTATAAGTGCAATGCAATAAGCCACACGATCTGGATCATCATTAGATACCTTCTCAATAAACTTAGTGTACTGGACATAGTTAAAGTCTATATCATTCTCTATGTCTATATTAAAATCTATCACTTGATCTTTCCATACATGCGCACCAATATCTCCATATTTTAAAAGCTCCTTTTTATTCTTAGTGATCTTTACCACACCATTTTTAAATGGGTAGTAGGCAGCTTGCTTAGTATGCTTTAAAAGATTTAATTTGATGTTAGGCATAAACTCAAATAGAGACTTATTAAAGTAAGCATCTGCGCCTTTGTATATGATCTCTCTAAGCCTACCTGGTGTGATGCCATCAAACTGGCTAGGCAGTCCATCAATGTAATTATTAATAAACTTTTTAATTTGCTCTGTGTTAGTCTCAGAGACAAATCCATCTTCTATCTTCACTAGCTTATAGTTGAGCTTATTATCATAGTAGTAGATATAAAAGCCACCATAATCAGATAGGAACGATAGGAACTTATTGCGCTCTATGGTGATGATGCCTTTATCATTCACATTCCAGAAAGCTAGGATCTTCTCAGACTTATCATTCTCTAGATCATTGACTATCTCCTCAGCACGCTCAATATCTATATTATGCCTAGATGCAATATGTACGGCAATATTCCGTACATCTAATCCTTCATCCTTTTTTTTTATGTAGTCACGCTTAATATTGGCAGAAACTTTAGACTTCTGCTCTCCATAGCCATCTTTAATTAATTGCTTTGCAGCTTCGCTAAAATTATTATTATGCTCAAGTAAAGCATAGATAGCAAATGGCTTGTAGCCTTTGTTAGTCTCAAACTCAGTGCTAGTGCTAAATACTTTAAATAGGCCCAGGCCTCTGTGGTAATCTGCGCTTATGTGGCTATCAGTCTTACCTGGTCTTTTTAGAAAATCACGCTCACCTCTGGTCTCTATCCAGGTCCAGCCATGATGCTCTAAAAGCTTAACCACATCACATTTAGCATTATAATCATCCCATGGTGTGAGATTGAAATTATCACTATCATTCACTACTTGAGTAGTGCGCACCTCTTTGATCACTTCATTAAATGATCTGCAAATAGATAGGATGGATTCTCTTTGCTCTAATGTGATGACATTAATCTCAAACTCTTTCTCTTTAGTGTAGCCATCACTGGGAGGCGCTAGCACATATCCACCCTCACCTCTGGTCTCAATTAATACGATCTCTTTTGCATGTGGTGTTTCTTTCAGCTCCTCTTTGGTAGCATGGCGCATGGCTAGCTTTTGATTACCTTCTACTACTTCGCATCTATAGTACAGATGGTAGCCACCAGACTTAGTGCGTACGATATAAAGCAAAGGCAATAGATCAGATAAAGCATCTTGTAGCCTGGTCCATAAATTACCAGACACATCATATTTTAAATCTACATCTATAATCTCTAGTCCACCAGAGACTGCGCCACCTATGATGGCTATATTCTTGCAGCGCTCATTTGTGAACTGGTGCTTTAGTGTGGCATCATCCATTATATTAGTTTGGTACTCAGTCCAGGGAAAGATAGCCCTTTTATTATCTCCAATAGGAATAACAGAGAAATTTTTGTTGGTGTAAAATTTAGCAGCTTTTAGCATATATCTTGTATTTTATAAATTGTGCGCACTTCAAATCCATGCTCTTGTAATTGTTCGTGTCTATACTTTTGCAGTTCAGATAGCTTGCCTTTCTCAGTCTTACACTCTATAAAGAATGTCTTACCATCTTTTAGTAGCATGAGGTCTGGCATACCATTTTTATTACATTGTATGATCTTGACTACAAGATAGCCTTTCAATTCAAAATGCTTAATGGCTTTACTTTGTATTATACTCTCTCTCAATTTCTTTAAGTTTTGGTTTCACTTCTTTTACAAACTTACCTTTGATCATAATAAAGATAGGCTTTTTCTTTTCTTTCTCTGGTAAGGCTTTGCGGCCTCTGGTTTCTTTTTTCATTGTATTATATTTGATGAGCTACAAATATAATTTATAAAAACTTTAAAAAAAATTTTTTTTTATTAAATAAATAATCTTACATTTGTTCTCGTAGTATAAAACAAACTACATTTTTAATTATGGCTCTAACAAAATCAGTAGGTACAAACACAATCTACCTATCAGTTGCAGATGGCAACCTAGTCCGCCAGCACAAAGAAGCAAACCAGTACACCACACAAAGGATCACTAAGACTGGCAAAGTGGTGAACGAGGAATTTTTTAAGGATCTAACTGCTACCATTAAAAGCATCTCTACCAGAGAGAATGATTATGGTAAGCAATGGCAGATCACTTTTGAGGATGGAGATTCTACATATGTTATTAGCTTAGGCTATAGCAGTAGATACGCTGCATCATTCTTAAAGGCTTTACCAAATCTTAATTTATCTAAGCCAGTGCGATTCATGCCATGGGCCATGAAAGATAAAAACGATCCTACTAAGACTATCACTGGTGTAACATTGTACCAGGATGGCAATAAGATTGCACCTTATTACACAAAAGAAGATCCTAATGGATTACCTCAAATGCAAAAGATTAAGGTAAAAGGTAAGGAGCAATGGGATGATTCAGACATGATGGCATTCCTAGAAAATATGGCTTTAAACATTTTCACATCTTTAACCGCTATGGAATTAGAAGATGATGAAGATGATACTGCACCTTTTTAGTTGGTGGTAAATGAAGCACCAGTTAGCCTTCTGGACAAAAAGGCGCTTTTTTACACCACAAAATATTTAACATGCCAAATAATTATAGAATTGAAAGAGACACTAATCTAGCAGATGATTTTGTACGCTACTTTTTGTATGTAGATGATAGATTCATCACTGGATCTGATACATTAGAAGATATAGAGCGCATTGCTCATCTTGTATGGCTTAATGATGGTAGCCTACATGTGAAAGAAACTATTAAAGAATACACTAAATAAAAAACTATGTTAGTTAAAACACACCCCAATCAATTAACCTTTGTAGATGGCAGATTCTACACAGATGATAATGGCCAGCACTATCCTAGTGCTACCACAATTTTAGAGGCTTATCCTAAGCCTTACCAGTTAATGCAATGGATGAAAGAGGTAGGCAGTAAAGCAGATGAGATCAGAGATGCTGCTGGTAGAAGAGGATCAAATGTTCACCAGCTTACAGAGGACTATGATAATGGCTTAGAATGTAAGCTATTAGATGATAATGGCAAGCCTAAATTTAGCCTGGAGGAATGGAATATGTTTGAGCGTTATGTAGATTTTAGCAAGATGTATAAACCAGAGCATTTATTAATAGAGCAAACCTTTGTTAATGGATCATTAGGCTTTGCTGGTACTTTGGATCGCATTTGTAAAATAGATGGCAAAAGCTATGTGCTTGACATCAAGACATCTAATGGCATCTATAATAGCTACTGGCTACAATTAGCAGCATATGAGATGTTATATCTTAATGCATTTCCTAGCTTAGATGCAGCGCAAAAGTTAAAATTGCCTCCTACCATTGATGGTGTGGCTATCTTATGGCTTAATGCTAAGACTAGGACCTATGGCAAAAATGGAGCAATTCAAGGGCCAGGCTGGCAAATGGTGGCCAGAGAGGATAGATCCAAAGACTGGGATTTATTCCAATCTGTGCAAAAGTTATGGCAAGCTGAGCATGAAGATGATAAGCCTAGAGAATTTAGTTATCAATTATCTCATAAAAAGTAGTAATTTTATCGCATGGCTACCAAAAGAAAACGATTATACTTTGACATAGAGACAAGTCCTAATATCGGATTCTTTTGGCAGTCTGGGTATAAATTAAATATTGGCTATCAGAACATCTTAAAAGAAAGAGCAATCATTTGCATTTGCTATAAATGGGAGGGAGAGAAAGAGGTGGAGGCATTGACCTGGGATAAAAAGCAAAGTGATAAAAAGATGCTGCAAGATTTTATTAAGATAGTAGATACGGCAGATGAGCTGGTAGGTCATAATGGAGATAAATTTGATCTTGCATGGATACGCACTAGATGTTTATTCCATGGCATCCAGATGTTTCCTAACTATACTACCATAGATACTTTAAAAGTAGCTAGATCAAAATTTAAATTTAATAGCAATAGGCTAAATTATATAGCAGACTTTTTAGGCATTGGCCAGAAAATCAAAACAGACTTTGATCTCTGGAAAGATATAGCTTTAAAGAATGACATGAAGGCGCTAGATAAAATGGTTAAGTATTGCAAAATGGATGTTATCTTATTACAAAAAGTGCATGAGCATTTGAGTACACACATACCAGCTAAAACCCACTATGGTGTGGTGTTTGGTGAGGATAGAGGTACATGCGCTAATTGTGGATCAGATGATTTGATCAAGCATTCTAATAGAGTATTAGCATCTGGAACTAAAAGAATAGTTTATAAGTGCAAGACTTGTAATCATTACACTACTAAAACTGATAAATAATGAAGGCAGAAGATGTGCAGATAGGCGGTGATCATTATAAGATATACAAGATCCAGCCTACAGAATTTATTTATAGTAATAGCATACCTTTTATAGAAGGCAATGTTATAAAGTATGTGATGAGGCATAAACATAAAAACGGAATAGAAGATTTAAAGAAGGCAAGACATTATATAGATTTATTAATTCAATATGAGTATGAAAATTCCAAAAAACTTTAACAAGATGAAAGCTACAGAGCAAGAGGCATGGTTAGTGAAAAAGTATGCAGAGGTGGTGAATTTAGAGCAGCATATAAAAAAACTTTTGGCAATGGTGAGAGGTGGGCAAGCTATATTTTTCCCAGATAATATTGATAGACCAGATGAGGCTATGTTAAAAGATGCTTAAAATTAAGATCATATATCGCAAGCTGGGCAGAGAGAAGGCCCATGGCATGGCATCTAGTGATGGTGTGGTGGAGCTTGATGAGCGCTTGAAAGGAAAGAAGCATCTAGAGATTCTGATCCATGAGGTATTACATTTATTATATCCCAGAAACTCAGAAGAGACTATAGTGCGTAATTCTGTGACATTAACCAGGATTCTCTGGAAAGAAGGCTATAGGAGAATAGATCAAAAAGAAGATGAGCCATTACAAGATGGTCAAATATAATACTGGATTACCTCTGACCAGTTTAATATGATGAGGTCATGGGAGGGAATAAATTATCAAATAGGGGTGTTTGGTTATGTTTAAACGATCCCTCCCATTTTTTACATTAAATTTTACCAATGCAATTAAGAGATTATCAAGTAGATATTGCTGATCAAGCTATAGCTATACTTAAAGAATTTGGCCTAGTGTATTTAGCCATGCAAGTGCGTACTGGTAAAACTATTACCAGCTTGCATATTGCTAGCTTAATGAATGCAAAGAAGGTATTATTTGTTACTAAGAAAAAAGCTATAAGCAGCATCCAGGATGATTATGATCAAAGCTTATGCATATATGATATTGATATAATTAATTTTGAGCAAGTACATAAAGTAGCACAAAGCTATGATGTGATCATAGTAGATGAGGCACACTCTTTAGGTCAATACCCTATACCATCTGAGCGCACAAAAGCTTTAAAGGTTATATGTGAAGGAAAGCCAATTATTTATTTATCTGGCACACCTAGTCCAGAATCTTATGCGCAGATGTATCACCAGTTCTGGATCAGCAGCTATAGTCCTTTTAATGGATATGCTAACTTTTACAAGTGGCATAAAGAGTATGGCATCCCAGCTAAAAAGTATGTATTTAATAGGGAGCTTGCAGATTATAGCAAAGTAAAGCAAGAGAGGATCAGTACAGAAATCTCACATCTTATGCTCACCTATACTCAAGAGGAGGCTGGCTTTGAGAGCCTGGTGCATGAGGTGATATTATATGTGCCTATGTCTGATCGCATTAAATGGGCCATAGAGCGCATAAAAAAAGATAAGCTATTTAGGACTAAAGATGGCCAGTTAATCCTGGCAGATACGGCAGTAAAAGAGATGCAGAAGATCCACCAGATATGCTCTGGATCAGTTAAAACTGAGGATGGCAATGCAGTGATATTTGATGATACTAAGGCTAACTTTATCAAAGAGCGCTTTAAAGGTCAAAAGATAGCTATATTTTACAAGTACATAGCAGAAGGTATGCAGCTTAGGGTAACCTTTGCTGGGCGCATTATAGAAGATCCAATGGCATTTAATGAGGCATCTGGTGATGCAGTCTTTATATCCCAGATCCAATCTGGCAGAGAGGGCATAAATTTAAGCTCAGCAGATGCTCTGGTGATGTATAACATTGATTTTTCGGCAGTTAGCTACTGGCAGTCCAGGGCCAGAATGCAGACAAAGGACCGCACAGAGGCATCTAATGTGTACTGGATATTCACCCAGGGAGGCATAGAGGAGCGTATTTTTGGCATGGTCCAGAATAAAAAAGATTACACTTTAAGCCATTTTAAAAAATATATTTAAAAAAATTTTTTTTAATTAAATTAAAATACCTTAGCTTTGATTTATCAATGCGTTTAGGAAGGTATCGCCTACGGAACAATCTTCATACTTTTTAATTTTAATTTTTAATTATGAACACGCTGAAAACACCACAACAAAAAGCAAATGAGCGTTACCGCTCAGAAAGTATTAATCCGCTATATGCTGGCATCATCCTGGCAGTAGCTTTTATCTTAACTGCTATAATTGAAAATCTATGATAAAGACTATCTTAACCTTTATAAAGTTTTTCTTAATAGCAGTGCCACTGGCATGCTTCTTATATGTAACATTATTTTTAATCGCAAAAATGAAAGAATATGGCAAATCATAAAGCATGGATGGATTTACCTATAGTACACAAAATAGCATTAGTAGGTAAGATAACACACCTTTTACAGAATCAATACCCTTATTACTTAGAGATGCTGGATATGATCAGCAAAGCAGAGGATGATGGAATATTTAGTGATGTAGTAATAAATAACACAGATGAGCAGATTTAAAGATGTACTTAAATATATTCAGCTTTACACTGGATGCAATGATCACGCATTAAAAAGAATAGATGTGATGCTGCAAGAGAAGATCAAAGCAGTGCCAGATAAAATAGTAGAGGTAAGGTATGTGGAGAAATTCTCTAGGAAGGGAATAGATCCAAATTTAACTCTTGCTGATTTTACTGAGCAATACTGCGCAGCAAATAACACTAGCTATAAAATGCTTTGTGATAGATCCAGAAAAACTGAGATAGTAATAAATAGGAATAGATTTGTAACATCTGCCTATAAAGAAGGCTACTCTGCCAGTGAGCTGGGTAGATATTTAGGATTTTGTCATGCTAGCATATTGCATGCATTGCATGAATCTAAGAAAAGGTAATATACTTTCCCCCATCTAAAGCCTTTAAGATTTGATTTCTTAGAGGCTTTTTTGTTGTATAAGAGACATGCACCCACGCTGGATTTTTGTCTGTACCAAATTCCCAGATGAGCTGGTCAAATTGTAATCTTTGCTTGATAAAATTAAATATATCAGCATTGGTGATATTATGGCTATGCCCATCCATATCTATGTCTATAGCCTCACCTCTGGAATGCTGGCTATTTTTAGCAGCTCCTTTGATCAAAGCACACACCTCTGGTGATCTAAAGCCACTGGAAATATAAATAGGCGCTCTAAAATGATTACGGATTGGCTCAAAGATATTCTCTGCTAATGCCTTTAAATTCTCTATTTGCTCAGCATTAGGCATATTAGATAGGCCAGCTCGCTTAGCTGATTCAGAGCGTATAAGCTCGCCTAATGTTAGATGTTCGCTAATTATCAAAACTTTACTTTTATGATGAAATATGCTAAAATAGCAATTACAAGCAAAATGAGCCACTTTTTATACTCGTATGATGTCTTACTAGCAATATCTAAAGATGTCTTGTAGAAACGCACAGAATCAGCCAGGATGCCTAGCCTTCTGGTATCTACTATGTAGCCAGTTTTTACCTCTACTACTTTCTTAGTCTTGTAGATAGTCTTGCCTTTCTCAGTCAATGTTATAACATTGTTTATAGTATCTCTCTTGTAGTCTATGATAGTATCAGTAGTTACCAATGTATCTAAAATTGTAATATAGCTGGTATCATTAGCGCATGGCCTAGTTTTTTCTAATTCTCTGAATATACGCTCAGATGCATCTGGTGAGGCTAATACTCTGCGCTCTGCCTTTCTTAGAGGATTGCATGAGGCAAGTAATAAAAGTAAGAATAATATTTTAACCTTTATTGCCATATCTAGGATCATGAGGATTCAAGTAGTTAATGATAATGGGCAGTAATGAGATAACTGCTGCGCTGATACACTCTTCTAAAGTAATCTCAAAGATATTCCCTTTAGAGATGATCATAGTGATAATGGCAGAGATGGCTATTTTTAGCCAGCTACCCCACATACTATTTAGAAATTTCATCATCTTTTTGTACTTTTTTTGTGGCATTGTAATAGTAGCGGATTGCCATAATTCCAGATACAATAGCAACCAGTCCAGCTAGTAAAGTTACTATAGGCTGGATAGTGGTAATAGATACTATT